CCGATCCGCTCGCCGAGGACCGACTGATCGTCGAACTGAACGTAGGCCGCCGCCTCGTCGCGCCGTGTTGTCTCCTTGGCGACACTGGTCTCGTCGGGAGCGAGGAGGATGTTCGTATTCGCGTGAGCCCGCGCCGACACCGTCTCAGGTCGAATGTACTTGAACCCTTGAATCTGAAACTCGGGGTCGTCCTTTTGTTCGTCGCTTTTGAGATACTCGTGGAGTGCCGTCCCGCGGGTGTACTTTTGAACGATACTGCCCTTGAGATATGGGTAGAACGGCTTGTTCCGCTCGCCAGCGATCACCCCACAGTTGTCGAGAAAGCCGCCCGGCGGAGCGAACTCAGGCGGTGATTCGTTCTCATCGGGGTGTTCTCCAGTGAAATACGCTGTCGTCGTGGTGTCATTGGCGTCGATTCTGACGCCCGGCCCGACAACATCGCGGACGAACTGGTTGATGTTCCCGCGAACGATCCCCAGCTCGCGGTAGAGGTTGTGGAACTCGTCAATATCGCTCGGCGGGCTGAGGTCGTCAACATCGGTGTTCTCGACGAACAGCCGCGACGATCGTGTGACCGTCTCAACTGACTGCGACAGTCGTTGCTGGAGCGCCTCAAGCCGACCGCGGATCGGGCCGCTGGATTGTGTTGACATAACTAGTTAATGGAGTTCTGCGCTGGCGAGCTGCCGGATTTCCGACGGACATCGGGGCCGGGGTCGTTCATATGTGTAAATTGCGCGTAGCGTGTGGCGTCAAGTATGTGGTCGGGGACGTCGCCCGACGACCCGACGTGCTCCTCTTTGTACGACTGAAACTCCTGAATCAGCGGCGTCAGCTTATCGGCAACAAGCAGTCCTGGTCGCCCGCTATCGTCCGTTTGTAACAGCCCGCGGACGTGCGGGATGCCCTCGTCAAGCGACTTCTCGGCTTTTGTGACGTCGAATCCTGCCCGCTCAAACTTCTGGAGGTGCTCCGGCTCGTGCTCGCCATAGAGGCGGCCACGATCGAGGTCCTCATCGTACACCCAGCCCGCGCCGTCGTCTGGATCACACAGATGCTGAAACTCGCGGCCAGTCTCGTAGTACAGCTTCGTCGCCGCCCACTGGTCGTAATGCGTCGGGCGGAACTGGACGAGGACGCGCGGATGGTCCCAGCCAGCGTCGTAGCCGTAGATCGGCGCGGCGTCGATGTCGACGTGTTCGTTGAGCCACTCGCGGGGTTTGACGTGCCGTTGCCGAGAAAAGCGGTCGTACACGAGTCCCTCCGTAGCTGCGAAGCCGCCGTCAAGCCCTTGCGCCTCGCGTTCGGTCCCCTCGAACTGCGCCGCGATCTTCTCAAGCGCGCCCTCGGGGAGAAACGGGTTATCTCGCGTCGACGCTTGGATGACAGTCATCCGGTCGGCCCACGAGAGCAGCTCGTCGTCCCGGTCAACTTGGCGCTCGGTAATGTCGTAGAACGCGTTGAATCCGTTGCCAGTCGACGTCCACAGTGTCGTGTTCGGACCGATCTCCGTCCGCTGTCGCGTGACGAGCATCTCGTGGAGTTTGTAGAGGTCAGTCGTTGGCGGGTAGTGGCCAACCTCGTCACACCAGATGCGGCAGAACTCCGCGCCGGCGAAGCGCGACCACTTGTCAGCGCCGCCGAGGAACGTCGTATGGCCTGTAACGTACGTCAGTCGCTTATCGTTCGAGTGCCACGTCGCCACGATCGGCGAGTTCTCAGGGTCGCCGTCACCGAACGGGTTGGTGTCGTCACCGGGAAGCGTCTCAAAGAAGACCGCGTACGTCGTCGACTTCCCCTTTGCGAAGTCCTGAGCCATGACGAGGGACTTGCCCTCCCCACTGGTGTCGATGAGCGCCCCACGGTGGACCCACTGACCACCCGTGTTCGACTTCCCGCCGCCGTAGCCAGTGCGGAGGACGACGAGGTCGACCTCGCCTGCTTCGAGCTCGTCGCGGGCATCGGCCTGGTAGTCGGCCCACTGCCAGTTGATGTCGGTAGTTGCGCTACTCATTGTATTCAGTCTCGACGACGGTTTCGGTGAGGTTCACTTCGACCGGCCCGCCGTCTTGGCCGGTGTGTTCGTATGTTTCGGACGGCCCGTTCCCAGTCCGGTCGAGGATCGACGTCGTCAGCTGTCTCGCCTCACGGAGTAATTTCACGTACTCGTCATGATCGTCAGCCTCATCAAGTCGCGCGAAGACCTCATCAAGACGCTCTTGAAGCTCAGCTGTGACCGAGTCGGCCATCTCGTCGAGCCGCTCCTCGGCTTTTTTTTGGACTTGGTCGGCCGCCCCGCCGTGCTGGTAACAGACAGTTCCTCCTTTGATCGCCGGGCGCTGGCACCGCTTACCTGTTGACTTCGCGGTCGCGGTACACTGTCGGTCGTCGTCCATGTGCTATGAGGTCTACGTTGCTATGGGGTCGAACAGATCAGGCAGTCAGTGTCGGTACACTGATACCGGTGCGATGTCTCTTCGGCGGCGATCGCCTCGATACAGCTCCAGCAGTAGTCGCGGTAGTGGCCGGCGGAGTTCTTGTTCTCGACGTCGTCACCACAGCGCTCGCACATCCCGCTCACTCGTCTCCATCGCTCGCTTCGGTCTGGATCTCACGGGCCGCTTGGATCAGCGCGAGGTACTCACCGAGTTCGACGCCGTTGTACGTCGCGAGCGTCACGAGCCCCAGCGTCCCAAGCACGGTCGGGTCGCCACCACGACTGATCGCATACAGCGCTAGTCCGATAACACCGAGATTGACGATCATCGCCTTGAGCACCTTTGCGAGCTTGATCATCGGGAGCGTCTCCTCGTCATCGCGGATCGTCTGCTTGTACTCGTCGACGACATCGCCGCGGCAGTACCACGGTCGGCTGTGTTGTGTGGTCGTCATGAGACATCCGGGTAGGGACGGCAGTCGCAGGGTATCGCCGAGTCCAACGGGCAGCCGCACTCGGGGCAGCAAGTCGGTCGATACGTCGACGGTCGGGGGGGGTCAGTATGGGATCTCGTCATTGGTCTAGCGGTAGTCCCGCAGGTCGAGCGGGTCGTCCATCGCGAGCCACGACTGTCGCGACGTTCCGTCGTAGAACGCGAGCCGGTCGGGGTCGCCGTCAACGGTGACGACCGATACCGTCACCGTGTCGAACTGTCGGGTTGCGGTGGGGCCCTGATACATCATGAGCGTTGGAACGCGCGGTCATCAATCGGGTAGTAGCCGGTTATCCCATCGTCGCTCACGCCGTGACACGACGCGACCGACTGGAACCGCGACGGGACACCGACGCCGAGGCGCTCAACGAACTCACCGCTCGGCTTTGGCGAGCCGGTCGCGACGATTGGCGGGCCGTCCCACGGGATCATTCCGGAGACGTGGTGATGGCCAAGGTACGCGAGGTCAAACTCGTGGTCCATCAGTGTCGAGAGCCACTCCTTAAGACGGGCAGATGTCTTCGCCTGCGGGTCACGATCCTGTCCGTGGCGGAGATGCCCGCGGAGTTTCCCGCCGCGGAGTTCGAAGTTCCGGTAGGCACGCGCCTCGCCGATCCGCATCGCGAGGGTCTCGAACTCGTCGTGGCGATCGCGGAGGGCGGCAACCGTATTCCGGAGGTTCTTGTATGTGATCAGGTCGGCGTTTGCTTGCTTGCTCGTACCAGATGCTCGGATGTCGCCGTGATTCCCGATCTGACAGATGACCTCAACGCGGTCGAAGCGGTCGGCGTACGCATCGAGGAGTCGGAGCAGCGGGTCGTGGAGCAGGTCGATCTGCTCGTCCATGAACGCCTGAACATCGCCGTTCTCCAGCTGTCCCTCGTAGATGCCCTCGCCGGTGACGAGGTCACCGCCGAGCAGGATGTACGCCGTGTCGTAATCAGCACCGTGAACATCGGCAAGGTGGAGTGACCGGCGCGTCGCGTAGTCGATGACATCCGGGACAACCTCGGGCTCGTAGACAACCGCCCCATCGTCCTGCCGGACGAAGTCGCCGGCGTGAACGTCGGTCAGGTGAAGCACCCAGTCCTCGTTGTTGGGGTGGGTGTCGTACCGCGTCGTCGACGGGACGTCATCAAGGCCCTCATACTCGCGAACGAGTTCGTTGTGGCGCTGCTCCCACCAGCGGTTCGCCTTTCGTGTCCGCGTCCCGATGTGCTCGCTCGACCGGAGCGTCGCATCGCCCTCGATAGCGACGTGGTCGGCGGACTCATCGACGTAGACCTGCCATCCACGCTCGCGGAGGTCACGCAGGCGCTGGGTAATGACGCTCGGCCGGTCGTCGAGCTGCTCGGCGAGCGTGTCGACATCTGACCCGGTCTGGAGTTCGCGAGCAATGCGGCGCTCGTCGTCGGTAAGGTTCGAGGAGTCTGGGTCAGCGTCAGCGACCGGCGTGTCCGAGAGGTTGGGGAGCCCGGTGTCCGTCTGGTCCGTGGGGCCATCAGCATGGGACCAGACGTGTGTTGCCTCGTCGTAGTTGAGTTCGACACCCTGCTCTTGAACGGCCTCGCGATGGTCCCGGACGCTCCGAGGCGAGATCCCCATCGCGTCGGCGACTTCCTGAGAGGTCGCTGGGAGGTGGTCCAAGAACTCGCGCTGCCGGTCAGTAAACTCGGGTGTATCGTCCATCTGGAGTGGAAACGGTGGGGTATGTCACTGCGTCTCGGAGGGCGACGCCGGGGATCGAACCCGGCACGGGATAGGCCCGTCTCAGGCTTTGGTGTCGCCTGAGCCCATAGGGCCGTCCGTGACCACACCAGTGGCGTCGCAAGGCGGTCGGACTTGTGGATTTGCTTCGTGACAGCAACTGGAACGAACGTGTCTCACACGATCTTCGCCGCCGAGGCGGTGTCGCCGACCGCTCGTGTCGCTGTACGCACCCCTCGGGCGCGTAACCTGACCACGTCGAGAAAAGCGAACGTGATCACGCCGTTGGGGCATGGATCGACCCGGATTCGAACCGAGGCATACGACGGCTTCAGCGTCGTGCGCTTCCAGACTGAGCTATCGATCCGGCTGCTCGGCTTTCGACTCTTCAACGCGGTAGCGCTCGCCATCGACGTCGACGACGAGGAACCCGTCCGGTCCGGAAACGTCGGCGACAGCGAGGTAGTCGACTACGTCACCAACGAGATCGTGGCCGGCGAAGTCGAACACCACGCGGTCGTACTGCGAGGCGCTCATGCTGGAGCCTCGCGACGGGTGTCGTCCCGGTCGGCTTGAGTCACGGCCCGAGTGATGGCCGTCTTGACCGCCTCACCGAGGCAGTCGTCGATGTGATCGCCCTCGCGCCGGCCTCGGAGCGTCTGCCCGGCGAGCGTCTCCCGGTCGATGGTGACGCCCTTGTGTTCGAGCGTCCGGATGGTATGCTGGATGAGATCGCGAACGCGCTCGTCATCGAGTTCGCGCTCCCGGCACAGCCCGTCGGCATCTCCGTCGGTGTCGAAGAGCCAGCCAAACCCAGTCGCGAGCGCTTGGTTGTCGGTCGTGTGGTCGTCCCAGTACCGATCGTACGGGGAATCAGTCCCGCAGCGCTCGCAGAACACGCCCTTCTGATCGCCGACCGAGTCCGCCGGCCCGAAGTCAATCTCGGTGTGATTGCGGTAGCGTTCCTGATGACTCTCGAACTCTCGCGTGTCGCCGCCACGCGCCGGGTCTTGACGCTCAACGCGGATGACTCTGTGACAGGAGTTACACACGTCCGATGCGTTGAGCACATGCTCGTGGTAGGCTGGTGACTCAGTCATAGTTACAAAAGACCCCAGGACCGACCGTCTCTCCGGCCCTGTCGTGTCGCGGGGAGTGTGGTGCCGTCATCGGCCCGACCGCCTCTGGTGCTGGCACTGTCCCGCGCCGGTCGCCCGGCTGTCGTCACTTGACTCTTGCTTACCCACACGGTTATATTGACCCCCGTCGGCCAGATTGGCGATCACTCTACAGCACTCCACTCGGAGACTGGCGGATCGTCTCGGCGTGGCGACGACGTTACAAGCTTTGCCCTGTCGAGACGGCGAAGCGACCGGCGCACAGAACGCTGTGGGAGCCCCGTCTCCCGAGTAAGCTGGCGCATTGTCCGAGAGCCGGGCGCGGAGTACAGTTCCAGATAGACGAGTGCTGCCGTTCGTGGCACCTCAAGGACGCGGCCTTGGAGCTCAGCCGGGAGGTCACTGAGAATGTAGCTCGTCATCGGCTACCTTTTTCACACAAGTCGGTCGCCCACACTGTCGCATCACACGTACAGATCTCGTCGTCGCTTGGCCACGCGCCACAGTCTGGACACGACTCTCGCCCCGTGTCGGCGTACATCCCCGTGATCGTCTGTACAGGCACCCAGCCGCGACTCTCGAAGAGCGGCCGACTCATCTCTCCCGACTCGCGTTCCCAGCCACAGGAGATCGCCATCTCGGCGTCGGTCTGGCGAGCCCACCGCAGCCGCCGGTCAAACAGCGACGAGCCGATACCGCGGCCTCGCCACGCGCTGTCGACGACGCCGAGACAGAACCACGCTGTCGGGTCACCGGCGAGCGTCGCAGCGTCAAACCGGCCGTCCGGAATCTCTTCGGCCGCAGTGTTGTGATCAAGGAGTAGTACGAGCGCGCCACCGACACGAACCGGCTCTGCGTCAGCTGGCGCATGTTCAGCGATGACACCGAACGAGTCGAGTGCGAGATTCCCTGTATCCTCAGAGGGTGTCCACCCAGCGATCCCAAAGAGGTCGTGCTGTAACGCAAGCTGCGAGTAGTCATACCTTACACCGAACCAGTGGTGCCACTGCCGCTGGAGAAACCACGCGTCGTCCTCGCCGTCGGCCTCGCGAATCATGATAGGCGTCGATTCATCCGTTGGTTCTGAACCGCCACATGTTGAGGCCATCATTGGCTCGCCTCGGTGACAGGCGTCGGGAGCGCAGTCGGATCAACAAACACGTCCGCGAGGCCGTACTCGTCGACTGACAGGACTACCTCTCCCGGGTCGCACGGCGACGGGCGAGCCCAGTCGTCGCGCAACTCCCGGAACGGCGTCACCGCCACGTCGACGATCCGCTCGTTGTTCTTTCGGTGCCGAAGCCGCACAACGTGTTGCGTGTCGCCGGGTCTCATTTTTGGGTCGGGCTCTTTGAGCGTTCGACGCGCTTTGTACGCGCCACGCTGGCAGGTCGTGCCGTCCATCCGGGCGGCGTCGACGAGTGCGGCACGGGCATCAGCAGGTATCGGCTCAGGGTACTCACCGCGGTGCGTGTCACTCACCGTCAACCACCACCCACGAGATCCCGACGACGCCCGCCGGGTCGATCACCTCGTTGTCGTAGGTGACGCAGCTCGGATCCATCACGAGGCCGAACCGCGTTGAACTTCCGGCGGTGTGGACCTGCGTCATCCCGGGAAGCACTTGCTCGATCCGACTCGGCACGAGATACAGGCGTTCGCGAGGGACAAGTGGATCCTCAAATGCGATGTGGACATCGTCTCCGAGTCGCTCCGAGATTGTCTTGGCCGACTGCCGATCGAGGATGACAACGGCGTCCCCCTGAGTGAGGTCTAGGTCTGGGCCAGCGGTGGCCTTGACCGCCCGGAGCGCCTCGACGACCGTGTCGATCTCGCACGACCCAGTGACGTGATCGCGGTGGGTAGCCGCATTGTAGTGGACCTCAACGACATCCTCGAAGATGCTCATCGCTGGTCCTCCATCTTGCGAACGATCTCGTCCCACGGAACGACATAGGCGAACTCGTAGCAGCGGAGACGGCGAACAGCGTACTCGTCGGTTCTCATCGACCCACCCCGAGCGTCGCCTGTTGCGTCGGCTGATACGTTGCGCGGCCCTCAACGACGATGCCGCGGGAGTCCAGCACATCGCGGTACTTGTCCGTCTCGTCGCCGTAGGCCACGATCAGCAGCCCGAACGAGGGGTTTCGGCCGGCCCCCTCAAAGGACACCCGCCCAGGACCGTAGAAGCAGACAAGATCGGCGGCCATCGCGTGTTTGTGGAACCAGCCCGCGGATGTGTCGGAGGGGAGCAGCACGACGACCGAGTCGACATCCTCCCGGTTGTCCTCAGCACGCGCCTTTGAGAGCCAGCGGTCCTTTGCGCTCCCGGAGCCGCTGTCGTCGGACCACGGGGGGTTCACGAACACATCGCCAGTCCATGGCTGTTCGAGACCGTTGTCCTCCTCCGTGTACCGGAGCGGTGCGATCGACGTTGACTCCGCGCCCGAACAGGGGTCGCAGTCCCACCCACTCGGCGGTTCGAGCGCGCGCCACAGCTCCGGCGGCGTCGCGTACTCGTTGTCCTCTTCCTCGTGTTTGGCTTTCATCATCGGCCCGTGGTAAAGCGCGTCGCTCATCGGCTCTCCTCCTCAATTGGCTCCGAAATGTGCTCGCGGACATCGGGCTCATCCTCGGGCCAATAGTGTATCTCGCGTGCGAACCCGTGGAGACGATCCCGGGCCTCGTATGCGATAAGGGCGCTCTCATCACCGACGTGTCTCATCTTCTCCGGCCGCTCGGTGTGGTAGTGTCGCCCACAGCTGTGACAGCGGTGGAGGTCGCGGCGACGGGCACGAAGCACGGCGAGGCTACCGTCTGTATCCCGCTCGACGAATTGATCTGACTCGACCACATCTGAACCAGCTTCGTCCCAGCAGCCACAGGGTGCGATCGGGCCGACGAGGAGCATCGCCAGTCGGCGCTGAACACGAGACTGGAGCGTGCGGCCACGACCATGATTCTCCATCTGATGTAATGTGAGTGTTATCGCTGCATACAACACCAACAGACCACCTACTACGAGGATGGACCCGGTTGTCTCTTCAAGAACTGTGAAGATCGCTAGCATGAAGCCAGTCAGCGTCGACATTATACATGCGAACGACCGGTATTCTGTGAATCGGCTCATCGCTGCGCCCCCACGATCGCGCCGCGCTGTCGGCTCCACGGAACTTGCTCGCCATCCTCGTCAACGAGGACTGCCACGGACTCAGACTCCATCTCCTCGCCTACCTGCCGGCGCTCTGCTGGCGTCATCCCGGCCTGAGCGAGGCCCTCGCCGTGCGCTTCGAGGTGCGCCTTCCGCTCGCGGATCGCCTGTTCGACGCGGTCTCGGGGCTCTCGACCCTCTTTGTTCGCGAGTGCCTGTTCGACGGCGAGCCAGAATCCGCAGAGTTCGATCGTTCCCAGCCCGCGGATCCGCGCGAGCATCAGCTCGCCTGTCGTGCCGCCGCCGTCGTCGACCGAGAGCTTTTCGACGAGGAACCGCGCTGGGTTCTCGCCGTACTCCCGGGCGGGCTCAGGGAACGGGTTCGGAATCTCGATCGCCTGCTCGTTGTGTTGGTTCGTGGCAGGCATTTATGAACACCTCAGTGAGCCCTCGCCGCCCGGGTGGTAGACCTCGCCCTTGCTGTCCATCTTGTCGATCTCGTTGTCGGCCGTCTCCCGGTCAATCCCAGACTCCTCAGCAGCGTCGAGCACCGCGTCGCGTCGGGCAGCCTCGCCGGAGCTACACTGCTCGTCGATAATGTCTTGAAGACGCCTGATGCGGTTCTTCTGTGACTTCGGCGTTCCCTTGCCAGTGCGTTCGGCGTCGAACTTCCCGGTCTCGGGATCGTAGTTGAGCCCGACGACGTTCTTCGTGATGCGGATGGCCCGCTTGACGTGGCGAGCATCGGCAGTTTCTGAGAGTTCGGCGCGAGCGAAGCCGACCGACAGGCGGATACCGGCCTCAAGACGACGCGGCGTCACCGGAACGGGGTCCTCGGCACCGTCGTTAAGCGAGCGGACATCAATGTACGACTCCTTGAGCAGCTCTTTCGCCTCGCTCGTCAGCGTCGGGAAGACGTTCTCGCGAGCGTACACCAGCATCGCCCGGAAGACCTCCAGCGAGACAGGCGGATCGATCGCTGTCTCCTCGGGGATCTCAATATCGACGCCACGGTTCTCAAGCTCCTGTCGGCTGGCGTCATCCCACGTATCGAGGACGTGGTCGGCGAGTCTCGCGTCCGTCTCCGGGTCGGGGATGTCTTGAACTGCGAGGAGGACATCCATCCGGTCGATCAGCGCGTCATCAAGATCGATTTGTTCAGCCATCGGCTCGTGGCGGTCGAACCGCCCGTGAACCGGATTCCCAGAAGCGAGCAGCGCCGTCCGCGTCGGTAAGTCGGCTGTGATACCTGCCTTGTCGACCTTCACCATCTGGTCGCCCTCAAGCGCGTCGTGCATCGACTTCGTTTTCTCATCGACAACGTCATCCACCTCATCGATGATACAGTGGCCGCCGTTGGCTCGTGGCAGGATCCCCGGCGAAAGCGTCCACTCGGTCGTACCGGCGAACTCTTCTTGGACGGCCGCCGCGGTGAGGCCGATCTTTGACAGGCCCGTTCCGGATCGAAACTCCGACTTCGGCGCGATCTCGTTAAGTCGGCTGAGGATGGTCGACTTTCCGCGCCCAGGGTCGCCGATCAGCCCGAAGTGGAGGTCGCCACGGTAGCTCCCGAGGTCGTTATCGATGCGGTAGGCGTTGAACAGCCACGCGACTGACGCCTCAAACACTGTTTCGAGCTCCTCGTCCGCGAGGATCTGTGGCGCGATGCTGTCTGCGAGCTGGTCAACGCAGTCGTCCCGGGCGGCCAGCTCCTCGAACGCCTCACGGTGTTCTTCAACATCGATGTCGCCGTAGTCGTCGCTCTCAAACGCGATGGCGTGGGCGTCGATCCACGTCGTCGTCTCGGGGTTGGCGTTCTTGCCTTGGAGGTCACCCTCGTTTACCCGGAGTTTCCCGAGGATGACTGCCTGTTCACCACTGCGGTCGGGAAGGCCGTTCTCGCCGCCGTAGCTGCAGAGGTCGTCCTCAACGAACACCGGGATCGACTCGCCCTCAACGTCGGGGCGCTCGCCTGGAAGCTCAACAAGCTGGACCTTCCGCTGGTCGACGAACTCCGACTCGTCAACGGTCAGCCCCCACGGCCCCTGTCGCTCGCAGCCGGCGCACTCGTGCGGCTCTTGGACGCGGTTGCGCCCCTGCGGGATGTACGTCGGCGTCCCGCAGCGCTGGCACTCGTAGGCGGCCTCAACGAGTCGTGGGGCCGTGCCCGTGACTTTTGAGAGCTGCCCACGGACAGCGACGTAGTCGCCGATGTCGTCGGCCGGGTTGAGGTCTGGGATTGACCGCGTTTTGAGTGCGCCCTCGCTGTCCGTCAGACGGACGTGGGCGTTGCCGAGCCCGATGTCTGCCGGTAGGTCGAACAGTCGAAGCGCCTCTTCGGCGTACTGGCGCATCTGGTCCGGGTCGTCCTCCCAGTCCTCAACGAGGGCGCGGTCGTAGCGGAAGAGGTCGTCCGCCTCGATGTACAGTGAGCGCTGCTCGCGCGGGTAGTGTTGCGCGAGGTCGCCGATCTCGTCGCGGTAGTACGTCTGATAGAACTCAAGGAACTGGTCAGTGAGCGTCGCCGTCTCGCCTTGGACAGTGGCGCTCATGCGTCATCCCCTCCGTTGAGCGTCTCGGCGATCGACTGTTCGTTCCCGGCGCGGCGTTGCGTCTCGGCGTGCATCTGTTGCATAAAGTTCGTGTTCAACAGGTCGCGCTTCTGGTCGGCGGCGCGCTGCTTCAGGTCGTAAAGCACCTCCTCGTTCGACCGGCCGTGTTCGCCACGGATGTCATCGACACGCGGGTGGGTCGCCCACACCTGCGGGAAGTCGCCGGCCTCCATCTCGTTGAGTAGCGTGTCAAGTGCGTCCTCGTAGCTGCCTTCCTCATCGACCTTGTCTTTGCGGAGCTCGCGAATCTCATCGAGGTCGTCCTTCAGCTGGGCGACGCGGTCACGGTGGTCGCGAGCCTCTTCGAGCTCCTGTTCAAGCCGCTCCTCTTTCCGGCGGATCTTCCGGTCAATGACGGCCACCGAGTCGGCCGTGTTGACGCCGAGTTCGCGTTCAAGGGCCTCGATCACGACCTGCTTGTTCGTTCGGTCATCCTCGTCGACGAGGTACTTCAGAGACGTCGGGATCTCCGCCACGAGGCGGTCGGTGTCGCTCATAGCGACCACCACCGCTGTACACTGCTTCCCTCAATGTACAATGTACATTCTAATGTATAATGTACACTGAAGGTATTGGTAAGGTACGTAGTACGGCGGTCAGTCACGGCGGTACACCTCCGTGGCATGAGCTGCTGGAGTTGGAGCATCGGGATCATGGTCGTGGACAGCAACGCGACGGCAGTCGACGCACTCGACATCGACCTGGCTCGGGTACTCGGCCGCACTGTACGTCCAGGAGAGGTACTGCGTCGCGCCACAGCAGCGGCTCGTGAACGGACGCTGAATGTCGTTGAGCCACTCGCGGAAGGAATCGCCGAGCATCGCCTCAGACATCGGCGATCACCTCGCCGGCGTCAGCGTGGTCCTCGCAGACGACGCGTTCACCGTGCTCAGGATGATTGATCCGGGCGACGGCCTCGTTGGGGCACCCGAACGCGCCACAGAACGGCCCGCTGGCGACCGACATCACGCGGTCACCTCCGCTGAACCCGCGGCTGCGGGACTGGCTATCGCGGTATGGGGTGTAACTACCGGATTGAGAACATGACTATCCCAGCTTGAAGAGCCTCCAAACCCTCGGCTACTCGGGTTTAGGAGTGGGATTGTAAACGAATTGGTCGAAGCCGGAGGAGGGATTTGAACCCTCGACCTATTCCTTACGAAGGAATCGCTCTG